ATGCAAAGGGTATTACCTTGCATTTATGCCATTTGAAAAAAAATCTTTGTTAATTTTATGTTACAATTATGTTACAGATTTATGTCCGAAATCGGAAATCCGCACCCGCTCAATCGGATTTTATGCGGACATTATGCGGACATTAAAGCGGAACGGGGGACATAGAATGTCCGCAACAGGACACTGGTTCTTTTGAGGGGGTATATTTAGTAATATAGATACCCTCTAAAAGAGCCAATTATCTCCCCACTAACGGCTATATATAAAGGGTCAGGAAGTCCAGGTTCGGATTCCGGTTACTCCAGTATAACTGGATGTGATTTCGCCTTGAGGCGAAACACATACCGGATGATAGATTCAGACTTTGAAGACTATCTATCAGATATAGATAACTCTCCACTGGACTTCCCCTTTTGTAATTTTATTTATATAGGAGATTTTATGACTGAGATAAACCCAAAATGGGACGCCTACATTTTGTGGCTTGCCACCCCGCTCCACGAAAGGGGGACGGTTGCGACAGAAGAAGATTGGGCTAAGTCAAACGGATTTGCAGATGCTAGAACAATGCGTAGATGGAAAAAGAATCCATTATTTTTAGAACGTCAAAAAACCCTTACCCAAACCCTCACCGCAAAAGTCGGGGGGGTTGTCGTTTTTGAAGACGATGAAGTAGCAATCGATTCTGATGAAAGAGATTATAAATTAGTAAAACAGAAACTGGTTGAATCCGCTAAGGGGGGTTCATTAAAGGCTCAAGAACTTTATATGAAGACCTATGGTAAGACTTGGGTAGAAGATGAAGTATCAGCAAGACAAACAGATTACTCTAATATAGAACTATCTCAATTAATAGGTAAAGCCATAACAGTATTAGGTGAAGAACAAATAATTAATTCCTTAGTTGAGAAGGGATATAAGGTTCTAAAGGATGAGTGAGATGATTATAACACACGCTTTTCAAGAAAATAGAATGAAAGATATGAATGAACATTTAGAACAGTGGTTTGGTATTGTTCCTATCGATTTAATGGATTATGAAACAGGTGCATATCTTGCTTGTTATTGTGGTGCTTGGATTGTACCATTACAAAAAAATAAAAATAATGAAATATTAGTTGGTGCAGTATGGCACACAAGGAAGTATAAAAAACGTGAGTCTTAAAGATGAGAGTAAAAAGAATCTTGAACTATCAAAACTATTCGTTGAATTAGAATGGCGTAGATGTGCTGAAGATGAAGCATATTTTTTAAGTAACTATGTATATATCCCTGCAGAAAAAGATATCAGAGGTAGAGTTAAGTTCGATTTATTCGATTATCAGCACGATTTATTGCAAAAAATCAAGCAAAATCGCTTCATTATTGCACTAAAAGCCCGTCAGTTAGGTTATACCACCCTCGCTATGGCTCACTCCCTATGGTTAGCCTTTTTTAGACCTGGAGCAACTATACTTCTAGTATCAAGAAATCAAAAATCTTCTAATAAAAACCTAGCACAAGCCAGATTAGCATACCAGTTTCTACCCCAATGGATGAAAGCCAGAGCGCCGAAACTGATTTCGGATTCAACTGATGGTATGAGTTTCCAATTTGCTGATGGAATGGTATCAAAACTTAAAGCCGCTGCTGCCGTTGAAGGTGTATTCGCTGGTGAAACTGCTACATTAGTTGTTTTAGATGAGGCTGCTCTTATAGACCCAGATACAAGACAAGAAGATGTATTCAGAACATTGCTACCAACTACAGATGCTGGTGGTTCTATGATTATAATTTCTACTTCAAGAGGTGGTTATAATAGATTTGCAAAGACTTATAAGTTAGCAAAGAAAAATGAATCACAATTTATTCACTTTTTTAGACCGTGGCAAGTTTCTCCCTTTATGCAATGTAGTTCTGATTGCGATTGGTGTTCAGGAATCAAAGGAAGCAAATCCCCGTGTAACACAAAATATGATTTGAAGAGAAGAGAGTTTGCGGATGAACCGTGGAGATTCTATCAAGAGTATCCAAGTGATGATGAAGAAGCATTTCGTGAATCTGGCAGACCTAGATTTGTTGGTTTACCAGGAGAAGAGACATTTATTGATTTTCCATATAGAGGAAATTTAGTTTGGAAAGATGAGTCTACTATAGAATTTGAATTTAATGAGTCAGGTCCATTAAGATTAAATAATTTAGATAATGACCCTAACGCTTTTTATGTTATTGGCGCTGACCCTGCTTCTGGACAAGGCCGAGATTATTCAACTGCTCATTTGTTAATAAAGACTGAGGATGATAAACTTGAAATAGTTGGTTACTATCACTCTAATACAACTCCTCCAACTGAATTTGCTGCAGACTTAGATAAATTAGGTAGATATTTTAAAGGTAGAAAGTGGGCTGCATTACTTGCTATAGAAAATCAAGGTTCTCAAGGTTCATTACCTATCAATGAATTACATAAACACTTAAATTATCCTAACGCTTACTTCCATCAAGGTGTAGGAACTAAAAATAAAAATAGAAATAGGCTATTTGAGTTTCCTATGACAGTAGATAAGAGAAAAGCAGTTATAGATAGACTAGGTAAGCATTTAGTTTACACAGAAAATGAATGTAATATAAATAATATTTACCCATTATTAAGAATGGAGTTAGGACAGTTCGTTACACAAGAAACTGCCAATGGAAATATTAGATATGCTGCTGATGTTGGTTGTCACGACGACTTAGTTATGTCATTAGCAATTTCTGTATGGGTTTTGACAGAAGAATTTGGAGATTTCTCCCCACAATCGGCTATAATTGAAGATAGTAGTATTAGACCTGTACCTCGTTTTAGCATTAAATCGATGCGAGAAGAGAGAGAACGTATGATACAACAAATGGAAGAGGATACGCAAAGACAATGGGAAACATTCGGATTTAATACTGGACTTTAATGGAGATTAAATGAAAAAAACTAGTTATACACTACAAGAAAAGCAAGCAGTTCTTAGAGATTCACTAAGACGAATGGAACCTGTCCATATGCATTGGAGAATGCTTGAGGCTTTGTATAGAACAGGCGCTCAAAGAGAACTAACAATGTTAGATTTAAATAGAATACTTCCATTTCCAGTACCAGGCTCATTCCTTAGAACAGTAAATATGGTTCTTCCTCACGTATCAATGATGATTAATACTATTGTATCTCGTGACCCTAAGTTTGTTGTAATTCCAACTGATGGAGACCCAGACGTTGTAGAGAAAAATGCTAGAATAGCAAAAAATGTATTAGAATATTTTTGGCAGAGAACAGATGCTACTCAATCATTAAGAGATGCTACACAAGATATGGTTATTCTTGGTAATGGATTCTTAAAAACAGGCTGGTCTTATTCAGAAACAACAGTTGATAAGACTCCTGATATGCAAAATATAGAAGTACAAGATTTAATTAGCGCTGCTCAAGATGTAGCATTAGAAACTGGAGTACCATTAACAGAACAAACAATGACAGAGATAGTAGAATCTGTTTCAATGACACAACAGTTAGTAGAAACTGATGAACCATATGTAGAATATGTATCTCCTTATGATATGTTTTTGCCTGCTACTGCTAGAAGAATTAATAATGCTCGTTGGGTAGCACAAAGAATAAGAATACCAATTGAAGAATTAAAAGAAAATAAATTATTTGATAAAGAAGCAGTAGATAATTTAAAATCTGACACTGGTTACACAGACCCAACAACTCAAATGATGTATGAGAATACAGAAGAAGGATTACCTCCTGTATTTACTCAAGCAACTATATTTGAATTTTATGATATGAAGTCAAAAACTGTTTCTATATTCCAATTAGATGCAGAAAAAGCATTATATGAAGGCCCAATTCCTTACGAACATAGATTCTCACCTTATGTACATTTAAGAAACTTCTCTGATGGTGGTTCAACTATCTGGGCTTTTGGTGATATGGAAAATATTGCTGGTGTTCAGTTAATGATTAATGAAATTATGCATTCAGAACTTAATGACTTGAAGAGAGTTGGTAATAAATACTTCATTAATAAGAATGTTTATACACCAGAGATTGGAAAAGCATTACAAGATAATAGACCAGACTTAGTAATACCAGTTGATTTGCCAAATAATATGACAATGAACGAAGTATTACAACCTGTACAAAGATTAGGTACACCTTCTGATAATTATGTAATGGAAAGAAAATTACAAGACTATATGCAAAGCATATTAGGTATAACTGATTTCCAGATGGGTAACGTTGCTGCAGCATCTAGAGTTTCTGGTACTGCTTCTGCTGCTATAGAAGGAGCATCAACAACTAGAGCATTAGATAAATTACAAAATGTTGAAAAAGCATCTGAAGAAGTAGGATTAAGAATACTTGCACTATGTCAACAGTTCTTAGATAATCAAAAAGCAATAAGAATTGCTGGAGCAGATGCACCTCTATGGTTACAAGTTACAGAAAGTGACATTAAAGGTGAATTCTCAATTGATGTTGAATCAGGTTCTACTTCTGCTATAAACCCAGCATCAAGATATAGACAAGGAATGGAATTACTACAACTAATTGTACCTTCACTAGTACAACTTGGTTATAATCCTGAACCAACAATTAGAACTGCTCTTAGTTATATGGGATTAAACCCAGATAATATATTAGTACCTGCACCAACCCCGCAGTTACCACCAATGCCTGAACAAACAACTGGACAAACTCCACAAGAACAGGTAAATCCTGAAATTAATAATCAAAATCTACAAAACTTGTTAAATCTAGGTGGAACACCAATGCCTGGTATAACAGAAGGAGGAACGCTATAATGAAACCAATGAATGCTAAAGCATCTGCGCTATCTAATATGGCTGAAGAGGGCGATAATTATAAAGAGCCTTCTACAACTGAAGAAGATATGCAAGAAGACACAAGTGAAGGTGAAGATACCTGTTGCGTAAAGTGCGCTTGTGGTGCAGATTTAATGTGCAAATCTTGTGGTCATTCAACTTGTGAATGCAATTGCTAATATAAATTAAGTGGGGAGAAAAAATTCCCCAACATAGGCTATTATTAGAGGGTATGCTCATATCCTCACGAACAAGTCACTGTAAGAACCCACGCCGTGGATAATCTAGGTGGCATTCGTCTACGTTAGGAGCGGAAAAATATGTCAGATGAGTTAAGAGAACTAATATCAAGTACTGCTACAGAGTTGAACCCAGAGAACTTGGATAATCAAGAAGTAGTAGAAACCGAATCAGAAGAAATAGATGATGAAGATGATATCGAATTAGAAGACGATGTTGTTGACACTGAAGATACTGAAGAGGAGGTTGAAGACGAAGATATTGATGAGGACGAAGAAACATCATCAGACAATGACAGTAAGACATTTACTGTTAAAGTTGATGGAGAAGTTTTTGAAGTTACTGAAAAGGAACTCAAGGCAGGATATCAACGTCAAGCAGATTACACTAGAGAGAAACAGGCTCTAAAAGCAGAGATTGAAGAGTTTCAGCAGATTCAAACAGAATTTACTGAGCAAATCAATGCTATCAAAGAGTTAGACGAGGCTTGGTCAGAGAACCCAGCAAGCGTTATAACTCAGTTTACTGCTAACACAGAAAATCCAACACAGACTGTTGCTATGTTAATTAAAGATTTAGCAGCAGCAAACTTATTGGATAGCCAATTCTTACAAATCTTTGGTATAACACCTGAGATTCAAAATGAATGGCGTAAAGAAAGCGAGTTAAATAATCTTCGTTCTTCACAGAATAAAGATTTATCTCTCAAGGATAAAAAACTGCAAGAAGCAGAAGCAGAAATTGAAGTACAACAGGCTATCGCTGAATATGACCGTCAGATTGACGAGATTATAGATGAGGAAGACTTAAACTTCAATACAAAACAGAGAACACAGTTCCGTCAGGAACTTGCTAAGTACGCTGTAGATAATGACTTAACAAATTTGAAAGCCGCTTATAAAGCATTCAAATATGAAGAGGCTAAAACTAGAAAGAAATTAGCACAAAAGACAATTGAAAAGGCTAAACAAAAGAAAGCCACTAACGTTGTCTCACGTAGTAGTTCAGGAGAAGGAAATCCTCTGAATGATACGTCAGATTTAACGGCAGTTATTAGACAAGCAATGAAAGAGCAATCTGGAAATTAATTTTAATAGCAGCCTAGTTAAATCAAACCCTAACAAAACAATGCCAATAATTAACAATTACTAAGGAGGTAATACTATGGCTGCTCTCGGTGATGCATTTTTCGTGCAAACCTTTACAACTACGCTTCAGCGTTATGAGAAGCAACTTGTTGATAACGTTCTAAAGAGTCACCCAACTCTTGAACTCTTCAAGTCAAACGCAAAATCTATTACAGGCCGTGGATTGGTTATTCCACTACGTGCCGCAACTCTTGGTGCAACTGGTTATACAGATGCTTCAGGTACACACTCTACTGCAGTTTCATCTGACATTATGGGTTCTGCTGTCTTTGATTGGGCTTCAGAAATCGTAACACCTTTCAGATTGAAGCACAGAGATATTCTTCAGAACTCAGGTCCTGAGCAGATTGTTTCACTAGTTGAAGCATATGTTCAAGGCGCTCAGGCTGACCATCAGGACTTTATCGTTGCTGAGTTACACAAACTTGCTACCTCTTGGGCATCAGGACAAATTAACTCTCTCGATATGTTAGTTTCAAACGCTGCTTATGATGCATTTGCTGGTACAACTGTTGGTGGAATTGACCCATCAGACCCAACAAAGACATACTGGCAGTCAACTCGTGTCTATGACACTACAATGGATATAGTTGAAGCATTTAGAAATGTTGTAAACTTAATCTTCAAAGAGTCAAGAAAGCGTCCAACTCACATCATCTGTGGTTTCGATGTTTACGAAGAGTTCGAAGCATACCTTGCTCAGAAAGGTCAGATTCCAACTGGTGGTTCAAGTGTAGATACCAGATGGTCTGTTATCAAATTCGGTGATATGGAAGTCAGACTTGACCCAGATTGCCAGGATGACAGAGCATACTTCTTATATCAGCCATCATTAAGATTCGCTTACTGTGCTGGTGAGTTTATGAAGTCATACCCAGCAGTTCCACTAGAGGGAACTCTTGATACTGTTGTTCCAATCGCTTCAACCCTTTCAGTAGGTGTTTCAGAGCGTAGAGCAAACGGTGTTCTAGTCCGTGGTGTTGACCCAACACTTCCATAATCTAGTATAAATATAGGAATCCCCTTGTTCCCCAGCGGAGCAGGGGGTTTTCCTTTTCTCCCCAGTATCGGCTATAAATAGAATGGTTTACGGAGGTTAATATGGCGGTAATGCCACGACAAAATTTAGGTCAAATCAAAGCAAGAGTAAGAGAACTAACTGGTATATACTCTAGTGATATATACTCAGATGACCGTATCAAAAAACTAGTTAATGAAACATTGTATAGTATTATAAAAATTGCTGATGATTTACAGGCTTATATAACAGATAAAAATGCTGGTGGTAATTTTGGTAAACCAATTTTAGTAACTAAAAATTCTCAGACATATAGATTTCCTGGATGGAGATTTGATAATCCAACAGTAGTAGGTGGAAGTAATAATAATGATTTAATAGATTATATCTATATGAACTCTGATACAGATGTTGCTCCTTGGAATGGAAACGTAGGAGAAACTGCTATGGGTGGATATTATGATAATATATTAATATACAAAGCAGCGTCTGATATGTTACAAGAAGTTGGAGATACTTCTAATAGAGCGCAATTTTTCTTACAGAAATTTAATGAGCATATAGCAGTACTACAAAGAGATGAATTTATTGAATGGAATTTTATATTAAGTGAGTTAATTACTTCAACAGATGCTAACTATGTTGATGCAGTAGCAATGAAAGTATTAAGGAGTTTAGATAGAAAAGTTGATATAGATACACTACCTTCATTAACACAAAGATGTTCGAATGCTGCTTTAGCATCTAAAGATGAATTTTACTCAGCACATACTTGGCCATTTGCTAATACTTGGAATAACTTTGGTACTCCTTGGCCATTTGTTTTTGAAGCAGCCGCTAAAGTAGGATTAGAGATTGGTTCTCCAGAACAAACTATAAAAGGTTGGTTATCAGAGGCTGAAACAGGTAAACAAAAACTTATAAGAGATTTCATTACTTCCGTCTATGGGTCATCATATCCTGCAACATTAGTAGATTTAAGAAAACAAACAAGAGCGTTACTAAGTGATTTTAGTAAAGATTTACCAGAACAAATTATTGTATCTTGGATAAATGAAGCATATCAAAATCTTTGTTTAGAAAAGAATTGGGCTTTCTTGGAACAAGAAGTATTTGCAGTACTACCAATTAATACTACAGGATTCCAACTAGATATATATGGTTCAAGAAAGATACTTGATATGTATGTTGTAAAACAAAATGGTTTAGTAACAGGTGCTGGTATAGCA